ACAACCCGAGGAGAACACCATGGCACGAGCCCAAGGGGCGCGGGCGCAGATGGCGCTTGCGTTTGAGACAAGTTACGGAACGCCGCCTGCGAGCGGCTTTACCAAGATGCCTTTCGCCAGCACAACGCTGGGGGCCGAGCAACCGCTCCAGACATCGGAGCTTCTGGGCTATGGCCGCGATCCGCAGGCCCCGATCAAGGATGCGGTGACGGCCGATGGCGATGTGGTCATGCCGCTGGATGCTGAGGCCTTCGGCTTCTGGCTAAAGGGCGCTTTTGGCACTCCGACAACCACCGGGGCTGGGCCTTACACCCACGAATTCCGCTCCGGAAACTGGGCACTGCCGTCCTTTTCGGTGGAAACCGGGATGCCTGAGGTGCCACGTTTTGCCATGTATTCTGGCTGCATGGTGGATAGCCTCAACTGGCAGATGGCGAGGTCGGGCTTGCTGACGGCCACTGCCAGCATCGTGGCGCAGGGCGAGGCCATCTCCACGAGCACGGCGGCCGGAACGCCAGTCAATATCGCTCTGAAACGCTTTGGACATTTCAACGGGTCGATCACGCGGAATGGGGGCAACATAGGTAACGTTGTCTCCGCCGACCTTACCTATGCCAACAACCTCGACCGGATTGAGACAATCCGGGCCGATGGAAAGATCGATGGCGCGGACCCGTCCATCGCGGCGCTGACCGGTAATGTCGTGGTGCGCTTTGCCGATCAGACGCTGGTGACACAGGCGATCAACGGTGAGGCCTGCGAGCTCGAGTTTTCCTATACCCTGCCCACCGGTGAGAGCCTGACGCTGACAGCCCACGCCGTTTATCTGCCGCGCCCCCGTATCGAGATATCCGGTCCGCAAGGTGTTCAGGCGACCTTTGATTGGCAGGCTGCCAGCGATCCGCTGCTGGGCCGGATGTGCACCGTCACGCTGACCAATGACCGCGAGGATTACTGATGCTCCGCCTGAACCTGTCGAATGATCCGCGCTGGCTCGAACTTGGCCATGGTGTCCGCCTGCTCGTAGAGCCCCTGACCACAGCCATTATGCTCGCCGCACGCAGCGATCCGGCAATTGTCGCCGCGGCGACAGATGCAGAAAGCGATGCGGCCCATTCCAACGACGATCTCGCGCGCATCGTGGCAAAGTCCGTGGCGCGCATTGTCGTGAAGGACTGGGACGGCGTTGGTGATGAGAACGGAAAGCCATTGCCCCTGACGCCCGAGGGCATCGACGCCCTGCTTGAGCTTTGGCCGATCTTCGAGGCGTTCCAGACAAGATACATCGCTGACGCGCTGATACTGGATGCGGAAAAAAACGCCTGACCGCTCTCGCCGACTGGGAATTCGGCGGGGGCGGTGACTATTGCGCGGCATGCCCCTCTATGTGCGCGGAATGCCCGCGTAGCCTTCATCAACCAATGACCCTCGAGGGCTGGCAGGTCTGGGATCTGGTTCAGCGTCTCGGTGGGCAGGCACGCGTGGCCGGCGGGATGAGCGGCGGCGCTGTCCTCGGCTGGGACATGGGCGCGGCTCTGCAACTTGGGGCGGCCCTCGGGCTCTCGCCCGCCATCGTCGCGGAACTCTTGCCGTCCATCGAGGCGGTGATGGTGCGCAAGATTAACGAACAGGTAGGGTCAGGCGGCCTCGAGGGGCTTGATGCCTGAGACATCGATTGTCTCGCGCGCCCGCGCTAGATCCCAGGCGCGCTGCAGGTTCATCCAGTATTCCGGCGTTGTTGAGAAAAACCGGGCGAGGCGCATTGCCGTGTCGACCGTGAGGGCTGTCTGACCTTTGATCAGGCGTTCGATCCGGGTTCGGGGAACCTCAAGGTGTGTCGCGAGGGTGATTGCGCTCATCTCGAGCGGGCCGAGATACAGCTCTGCCAGGACTTCGCCGGGATGGGACGGGTTTGTCATGAGGCTCATGTCGGGCCCTCCTAATGGTAGTCAACGATCTCGACCTCTGCAGGTCCCTGATCGGTCCAGATGAAACAGATGCGCCATTGTCCATTGATACGCACCGAATGTTGTCCTGCGCGATCTCCGCTTAGGGCTTCGAGATGGTTGCCCGGCGGAAACCGTAAATCTTCAAGTACGACCGCCGCGTCCAAGGCCGAGAGTATGGCACGCGTGCGTTTGACCAAATCGGCCGGAAACCCTTTGCCAAAGCGGTCCTGAACCGCTGCAGCGGCAAGCTTTCCACGTGTGCTGACGATCATAGTGTCGTGTATCACGATATGATACATATTGCAAGGAGGCCTTATGGCAGAGAAACGTGTGAGCGTCCGGCTCTCCGCGACCGGCGGCCGCCAGGTGCGTGGTGAGCTGGAAGGCGTCGGCGAAGCCGGCTCACGCGGCTTTGGCCGCCTCAGTCGTGAGATGGAACTCGCGAACACCCGCATGGCCGCCTTCGCGCGCCGCGCCCGGATCGCCGCGACCGCTGCCGCAACTGCTTTGGCCGGTGCCGTTGTCGCGATGACCCGCTCAACTGTGGCAGCGGCTAATGAGATCGGCCAGCTTTCTCAGATGGCCAACGCCAACCCCGAGGTCTTCCAGCGCTGGTCGGCTGCCTCGGCCACAGTGGGCATCGAGCAAGAAAAGCTCGCCGATATCCTGAAAGACGTGAACGACCGTGTCGGTGATTTCCTGCAGACAGGCGGCGGCCCGATGGCGGATTTCTTCGAGAATATCGCGCCGCGCGTTGGGGTGACGGCCGATCAGTTTGCCCGGCTCTCGGGGCCCGAGGCGTTGCAGCTTTATGTCGACAGCCTCGAACGCGCGGGTGTCAGCCAACAGGAGATGATCTTCTATCTTGAAGCCATGGCCTCGGACACCACGCGGTTGATTCCGCTGCTGCAAAACGGCGGGGCAGAGATGACCCGGCTCGGGGCACAGGCACAGGCGCTTGGCGCGGTACTAGACGCCGACGCCATCGCCGCCATGCGCCGGTCCGAACTGGCACTCGTCAGCATTGCCCAGGTGTTCACCGGCGTGCGCAATCGGATCGCCGTCGCACTCGCGCCCACACTGGAAGCCGCTGCCAATGCCTTTGTCGCGCTGGCCTCTTCGACCAGCCCGATCACTCGGGCGTTCGATGCGGTACTGGCCAACCTTGACCGGCTGGCGATCTATGCGAGCACCTTCGCCTCATTCCTGGCGGGTCGTTGGGTCGCGGCGATGGCGGCCGCTGCCCTGTCGGTGCGGGGTTTGGCTACGACGCTCGTGGGCCTGAAAGGCGCGTTGATCCGCACCGGCATCGGCGCCCTCATCGTGGGGGCAGGCGAGTTGGTATATTGGTTCACCCGGTTGGCCTCCGGCGCAGGCAGCTTCGGCGAAGCCATGCACCTCTTAAAGGATGTTGCTGTTGAGGTCTGGGACCGGATCAAGATGGGCGCATCAAGCGCTGGTGCTACAGCCACTGCCATGTTCTTCGATCTGAAAGCTGATGCTGCGACCGGTATCGCTGGAGCCATCGAGAGTGTGGTCGCCTTCGGCAACACGACTGCCAATACCTTCGATGGCGCGCTTTTAGCCGTGCGCGAGATCTGGGCGCGCTTGCCGGACGTGATCGGCGATCTGGTCTTCTCGGCCGCAAACCGCATGCTAGACGGTATCGAGGCCATGCTGAACGGCGCGATCCGCCGAATTGATGCCTTCACAGGCCACATCCGCGATGCGCTGGCAGCGGTCGGCATTGAGACCACCTTCGGGCAAATCGGCGAGATCAGCCTTGGCGACATCCCGAACCCCTTTTCTGGGGCCTCTGCGGATGCAGGAACGGCTGCGGCAGAGGCCTTTCGTCGGGCCTTTGAGGGCAACCCACTCACGGCCCCAGACCTTGGCCTTGACGCCATCGCGAGTGACGCGCTCTCCACCGCGAACACCTACCGTCAGGCAGCGACCGATCTTGCCAATGGCGCAACGGCCCCGCTCACCTCTTGGACCGCACTTCGCGACGCAGTTGCGGGCACGGGGCAGGAGGGGGCGGCGGCATTAGAGGCTGCGTCAGCATCGGCCAATCGGCTGGGCACGGCTTTGGGCGGTCTGGGAGAGAAGGGTAGAGAGGCCAAGGATAAAATCGTG